TATTTTTTTAAAAAAAAATCCGTTACCATAAAGTCCTGTTCAGAAGTAATGTGCTGAGCCGGCGCTGGCGGTGCGAACGCCAGCGCCATCATTTCAGGAGCTTGAGTGTTCAAATCCATCCCGTTCACCCCACGCAAAGTGGAGGCGACAGAGGCGCGTCTCCAGGCGATCTATGACGCCGCTGCTTTGGGTCTGAAGGGCGACTCGCTGGCGTTAGCGGCTGGATTGCTGCCGACCGAATACCGGCAGCTGTGCGAGCTAGACCCGGTGGCTGCGATGGCAGAACAGAAGGGTCGCGCTGACTCCGAGATGGAGGCCTCTATGCACTTGCGTGAGGCAGCCCGCGCTGGCGACAGCAAGGCGGCGCTGGCGATCCTGCAGCACAGCCACGGCTGGACAGCACGTCAAGAGATTAGTGTCGACATCACGAACCGGATCAGCATCACGCAGGCGCTGCAACAGGCGCAGGAACGCGTGATCGACGGTCTGATTACCGAACAGCAACCGCACACGTTACCCACCAAACTGACGCATGGCACAACAGCCGATCTATGACGCCGAGGGCGAACAGCTACTGATGGCGCGCCTATGGGCGCCGCAGATAGCCGACGACCCCGAAGCGTTCGTGCTGTTCGCCTTCCCGTGGGGGCAAGCCAACACGCCGCTGGCCAAGTTCAAAGGCCCGCGCACCTGGCAGCGCAAGATACTGCGACGCATCGCTCAGCATTTGAAAGACAACCGTGGCCAACTAAACATGGACGCGCTGCGCACAGCGGTCGCGTCTGGTCGCGGTATCGGCAAGTCGGCCCTAGTCAGCTGGCTGGTGCTGTGGATGCTGACCACCCGCATCGGCTCTAGTGTCATAGTGTCAGCCAACAGTGAGGCGCAGCTCCGCTCTGTCACTTGGGGTGAGCTGACTAAGTGGCAAGCAATGGTGATCAACAACCACTGGTGGGAGATCAGCGCGACCAAGCTGACGCCTGCCAAATGGCTGACTGAGCTGGTCGAGCGCGACTTAAAGAAGGGTACGCGCTACTGGGCAGCCGAGGGCAAGTTGTGGTCGGAAGAGAATCCGGACAGCTACGCCGGTGTGCACAACCACGACGGCATGATGCTGATCTTTGATGAGGCCTCGGGTATCCCCGACGCGATCTGGTCGGTCGGTGCGGGCTTCTTTACCGAACCGATCCTAGACCGGTATTGGTTTGCGTTCTCCAACCCTCGGCGTAACCAAGGCTACTTCTACGAGTGTTTCCATGCCAAGCGCAACTTCTGGCAGACGGAGAACATCGACTCACGCACAGTCGAAGATACGGACAAGCAAATATATGAGCAGATCATTGCGGAGTATGGCGAAGATTCGCCGCAGGCTCGGGTTGAAGTCTACGGTGAATTTCCATCGGCTGGCGAAGATCAGTTTATTGGTGCGAGTGCTATCGACGACGCCGCCAGTCGGCCACGCTACAAGGACGAAACGGCGCCAATTGTTATCGGCGTTGACCCAGCTCGCGGCGGCGCGGACGCAACCGTCATCGTCGTCCGGCAAGGACGCGACTTGGTAGCAATCAAACGCTACCACGGCGAGGACACCATGACGACCGTCGGACGGGTGATTGACGCGATTGAAGAGTACCGGCCAGCACTGACAATCATCGACGAAGGTGGTCTTGGCTACGGCATACTTGACAGGTTAAAAGAACAGCGATACAAGGTGCGGGGAGTGAACTTCGGCTGGAAGTCGAGCAAGCCGGTCATGTGGGGTAACAAGCGCGCCGAGATGTGGGGCGCGATGAAGGAGTGGCTGAAAACAGCCAGCATCCCGAATGATCGGCAGTTGAAAGCGGACTTGACCGGCCCGATGAAGAAGCCCGATTCGTCAGGCACGATCTATTTGGAAGGCAAGAAAGAGATGAAGTCACGCGGCCTCGCCTCGCCGGATGCAGCAGACGCCCTCGCGGTGACGTTCGCGTTCCCGGTGGCCAGCCGTGAGTCTGGTTACGAGCGTGCGGCACGCCGCAGTGATGGCTACACGCCCCGCGTGGCAGCTGCAACCGGCTGGATGGGGGCGTGATGGCTAAGAAAGGCGTGTCGCTAAGCGTTGGACGAGGCGAGAAGCTGCCCGTGTCTAAGGGTGCAGGCTTGACCGCCAAGGGGCGGGAGAAGTACAACCGCGAGACGGGGTCGAATTTGAAGGCGCCTGCGCCCAGCCCGAAGACGAAAGCGGATGAAGGACGTAAAAAGTCGTTCTGTGCCCGCATGGGTGCGGTAGCGGCGAAGGCGAAGGATGGTGAACGTGCCAAAGCGTCATTGAAAAGGTGGAAATGCTGATGAAAAAGCCAGGCGACCCAGGACTGTACGCAAACATTCACGCTAAACGTGAGCGCATCAAGGCCGGAAGCGGCGAAAAGATGCGTAAACCGGGCGCTGCTGGCGCACCGACGGCTAAAGCGTTCAAGCAATCGGCCAAAACGGCGAAGAAGGGGAAGTAACATGCTGCTGATGAAGTCAAAATCGGAAAAAGCCTTCAAACAGAACATCCGTACCGAGGTCAAGAGCGGCAAGTCTGTGAAACAGGCAGTCGCAATCGCGTACGCAACCAAGCGGGCAGCGGCAAAACCCGCCAAAAAGATGAAATAAATGGACTACACCGGCATAAATAAGGCAGCAAAAGTCGCTGATATTGGCGGAAACCCGCCGTCAGACGACATGAAGAAAGACACACAAGATGTGTTGTCGACCATGCGCAAACGGCTGACTATGGCCATTTCTGCGCTGTCTGAGAGCCGAGAAGACGAACTAGACGACCTGCGCTTCTATGCAGGCTCACCTGATAACCACTGGCAGTGGCCAGCGGACGTGTTGGCAACGCGTGGCGCCGTGCAAGGGCAAACCATCAACGCCCGCCCGACGCTGACGATCAACAAGCTGCCCCAGCACGTACGGCAGGTCACCAATGACCAAAGACAAAACCGTCCGAGCGGCAAAGTTATACCCGCTGACGACCGCGCTGACCCTGAAGTTGCCGAAATCTACAACGGCATGGTCAGGCACATCGAGTACATCTCGGACGCCGACGTTGCCTACGACACCGCCTGCGAGAACCAAGTCAGCTACGGCGAAGGGTACATCCGCATCCTGACGGAATACTGCGACGACGACACGTTTGATCAAGACATCAAGATCGCACGCATCCGCAACAGCTTCTCGGTCTACATGGATCCAACCATTCAAGACCCGTGCGGTGCGGATGCTAAATGGTGCTTCATCACCGAAGATTTGCAGCGATCCGACTACGAGCGCATGTTCCCAGACGCCAGCCCGCTCTCGACGCTACAGGCGCAAGGTGTGGGCGACCAGTCAATCTCGGTCTGGATCAACCAGGATACCGTGAGGATTGCTGAGTATTACTACATCGAGTACGACAAAGCCACGCTGCACCTGTACCCCGGCAACATCACGGCGTTCGAGGGTTCGCCCGAGGCCAAGCAGATGAAGCAGATGGGCATCAAACCTATCCGCACCCGCGAAGTGAATGCCAAGCGGGTTAAGTGGTGCAAGACCAACGGTTACGAGATGCTCGAGTCAAACGACTGGGCAGGCCACTGGATTCCGGTGGTTCGTGTCATTGGTAACGAATTTGAAGTGGACGGTAAGTTGTACGTGTCGGGTCTGGTGCGCAACGCCAAGGATGCCCAGCGCATGTACAACTACTGGACAAGCCAAGAAGCCGAAATGCTGGCCTTGGCACCCAAGGCACCGTTTATTGGGTATGGCGGCCAGTTTGAAGGCTACGAGATGCAGTGGAAGACGGCCAACACGCAGAACTGGCCGTATCTGGAGGTCAACCCCGACGTGACGGATGGTTCGGGCGCCGTGCTGCCGCTACCGCAGCGCGCCGCACCGCCACTGCCGCAGACAGGGCTGATCCAAGCCAAGATGGGGGCGTCTGATGATATCAAGTCAACGACTGGCCAGTACGATACGAGCTTGGGCGCAACGTCTAACGAGCGATCCGGCAAAGCGATTTTGGCGCGCGAGCGTCAGTCTGATACTGGCACTTATCATTACGTGGACAATCTGGCGCGGGCTATTAGGCACGTTACCCGTCAAATTGTTGGCCTGATCCCGAAGATTTACGACACCCAGCGGATTGCCCGCATTATCGGTGTTGATGGTGACACCGAGATGGTCAAGCTCGACCCGATGCAGCAAGAAGCGGTCAAAGAGATTCGTGACCAGAACGACATCGTCATCGATAAGATTTACAACCCTAGCGTCGGTAAGTACGACGTCGTGGTGACCACCGGCCCGTCGTATCTCACCAAGCGTCAGGAAGCACTGGACGCAATGGGCATGATTCTGCAATCCAACCCGCAGCTCTGGCAGGTTGCAGGCGATCTGTTCATCAAGAACATGGACTGGCCTGGTGCGCAGGAGATGGCAGCACGCTTTGCCAAGATCATCGATCCGAAGATTCTGGAAGGCAGCGACGAGTCGCCCGAGATGCAGATGGCCAAGCAGCAGATGGAAGCGATGGGCCAAGAACTGCAGCAAATGCAACAAATGCTGCAGAACGTCGGTCAGTCGGTCGAGGTGCAGGACTTGGAGCGCAAGAACTTCGAAGCCGAAATCAAGGCCTACCAAGCCGAGACGCAGCGTCTGTCGGCTGTTGGCGCCGCCATGTCGCCCGATCAGGTGCAAGACGTCGTCATGCAGACCCTGCGCGACATCATGAGCACCGGCGACTTGGCGATGAGCGAAGGTGGGTTAGAACTGCCGGGCGAAATGCCCCAAATGGGCGAGGAAATGGGCATGATGCCCCCTGACATGCAACAAATGCCGCCGGAAATGGGCATGATGCCGCCGGAATCGGCTGAAATGCCACCTGAAATGCTGAATATGCCGCCCGAGGAACCACGACTATGAGCTGCGCAAACTTTGTAGGCATCTTGTTTTTGGGCCGCGATGTGGCTCATTCGGTGCACTTGAACACCCGTAGCTACGCCAAACACGTTGCGTTAAACACGTTTTACGACGAGATTGTTGATCTGGCGGACAAGTTTTCTGAGGCGTACCAAGGCCGTCACGGCCTGATTGGCGCTATTTCACTACAGTCGACCAAAAAGCCGGGCAACATCTTGGAGTTTTTGCAAGACCAGCTTGAAGAAATTGAAGAGATGCGGTACAAGGTCGTCGACAAGGCGGACAGCCCGCTACAAAACATTATTGATGAGATCGTTGGGCTGTACTTGTCCACGATTTACAAATTGAAGTTTCTTGCTTGAGGTAAATCATGGCCAATTACACCTACATCACTGCGTCTGCCAACATCAAGCCGATGGCCGGTAAGCTGAAAGGCATCTTTGTCAGCGCCGCATCGAGCACGCCGACCATTACGGTCTATGACTCGGCAGCCGCAACAACTACCACCACTATTCTAGGCGTGTTCACCCCAACGGCAGCAACATCGTACCTGCTGCCGCTGGACGGGGCGTACGCCAAAAACGGAATTTATGTAGTAATTAGCGGAACAGTTGCTGCAACAGTAATTTGGGAGTAAATTCTCCCCAAACCGAACTGACGCGGTACGTCAGGGATTCTTTAGGAATCGACAATGTCAGACGAGCTTCAAAATCAGTTAGCGGATTCACCCGCGCCAGAACAGGCACCGACGGCAGAGCCTGTAGCTGAAGAAACACTAGCGCCGGAGAATGACCAGCCAAACGAGCAGCAGACCAAGACCTTCACACAAGAAGAATTGGATGCCATCGTAGGCAAACGGCTTGCAAGAGAGCAAAGGAAGTGGGAACGCGAGCAGAGTCGCAAAGTGCAAACAGCACCTGCGCCTGCAGAGTTACCGCCGCCAGAACAGTTTGATTCCGTTGATGCGTATGCCGATGCACTAGCAACGCGTAAAGCTGAAGAGCTGCTGGCCAAGCGTGAACTCGAACGGCAGAAGATGGATCTGCTTGAGGCGTATCACGATAGGGAAGAAGAGGCTCGAGGTAAGTATGACGACTTTGAACAAGTCGCCTACAACCCAAAGCTGCCAATCTCTAACGCGATGGCTGAGACGATTCAAGCATCGGATATTGGCCCTGATATTGCGTATTACTTGGGTTCAAATCCGAAAGAAGCCGCGCGGATTGCCGCACTGAATTCGCCTATCTTACAGGCTAAAGAAATTGGCCGAATTGAAGCAAAAATTGCTTCTGAGCCGGTTTTGAAGAAAACGACAAGCGCCCCACCGCCTATCGCGCCCATATCGGGTAGAGGCTCTGGATCGCCGTCTTATGATACGACTGACCCTCGTGCAATTAAAAACATGAGTACGTCTGAGTGGATTGAGGCGGATCGCCAGCGCCAAATGAAGAAGTGGGAAGCTCAACGTAATCGCTAACTTTTTTAGGATATAAATCATGGCAAACTCGATTCTTACCATCGACATGATCACCCGCAAGGCACTCGAAATCCTCGAGAACAACCTAGTGATCACTCGTAACGTCAATCGTCAATACGACGATTCTTTCGCCGTTGAAGGCGCAAAAATTGGTTCCACACTGCGTATCCGTTTACCAGATCGCGCGTTGGTAACCGACGGTGCCGCTCTGCAAGTGCAGGACGACAACGAACAGTTCACCACTCTGACTGTTGCTTCGCAGAAGCACATCGGCGTGAACTTTACCTCCGCTGAACTCACCATGCAGTTGGATGACTTCGCAGAGCGTGTATTGAAGCCTCGTATTTCGCAGCTGGCTTCCAGCATCGATGCAGACGTTGCTAACGCATACAAAAACGTGTTCAACTCGGTCGGTACTCCTGGCACCGTGCCTTCGACTTCGCTCGTTCTGTTGCAAGCTCAGCAGAAGCTGAACGAAAACGCAGCGGTAATGTCGCCACGCTACGCAACCGTTAACCCAGCTGCTAACGCTGGTCTGGTTGAAGGCATGAAAGGCCTGTTCAACCCAACCGACACCATCAGCCGCCAGTTCAAGAACGGCATGATGGGCATGGGCGTGCTGGGCTTTGATGAAGTCAACATGTCTCAGTCAATCAAACAGCACACCAACGGTGACTGGGGTACTTCGATCACCGTGACTTCGACTGTCACGACCGAAGGTCAGTCGACCCTGCCGATTAGCTTTACTGGCTCATCCAAGACTTGGAACGTCGGCGACGTGTTCACCATCGCTGGTGTTAACGCTGTCAACCCACAAACTCGCGAGTCCACCGGTTCGTTGCAACAGTTCACCGTAACTGCAGCTGCTACCGGTTCGTCAACCGCAACTCTGTCGATCTCGCCTGCACTGTACTCGGCAAGCCAAGCACTGGCTACCGTGTCGTCGCTGCCAGCATCGGGTGCGGTTGTCACCATGTTGGGTTCGGCTGCTACTGCCTATCCGCAGAACTTGGTCTACCACAAGGACGCGATCACTTTCGCAACCGCCGACTTGTTGATGCCACAAGGCGTGGACATGGCTTCTCGCCAAGTTCACAACGGTATTTCGATGCGTGTTGTTCGTCAGTACGACATCAACAACGACCGTCTGCCTTGCCGTATCGACGTTCTGTACGGCTACAGCACCATCCGTCCACAAATGGCTTGCCGCCTCTGGGGCTAAGCACTGGTGGGGGCTTCGGCCCCCATTACTGAATCTATTTGAAAGGAAATTATCATGGCAATCCCTAATGGCGCTGGTGGCTACCAGCTTGGCGATGGCAACCTCAACGAAGCCGTTTTGTCTGTTCAGAGCGCCCCTACGGCTCTGACAGCAGCTGCTACCGTAACTGCTGCGCAACTCTCAAACGGTCTGTTTACCTTCAACGGCACTGCAGGCAATCTGACTTTGCCTACCGTGGCTGATCTTGAGGCAGGCATTCCAAACGCTGTCAAAGTAAACGCTTCGTTTGATTTCTACGTCATCAATATCGACGCCGGCACAGATGATGTGACTGTCGCGGTTGGCACTGGCTGGACAATCGTTGGCGCTGCTGCTGTGACTGAAAATACTTCAGGCCACTTCCGCGCGCGCAAGACTGGCGATAATTCTTGGACTTGCTACCGCATTTCTTAATGCTAGGGGCTTCGGCCCCTGCTTTTTAGAGGATAAATCATGTCTAATACGAAACCTATTGGTGTTGCGTATACAGACCAAGACATCGTCGGTGCCCAGTACATTCTGTCTGACGAACAGTTTGGCTACACCGCTGCTGCTCAAGGTACAGTAACGCAAGCTACCAGCAAGTCGACCGCAGTTACGTTGAACAAGGCTGCCGGTCAAATTACAATGAACAACGCTGCGTTGGCAGGTACAACCAACGTCACGTTTACTTTGAACAACTCGCTTATCAGCGCCAACGATATTGTTATTTTGAATATTGCTGCGGACGCTACTGCAGGTTCATACAACTGCTGGGTGTCTGGGTTAAGTGTAGGATCGGTCTCTATTACTGTGCGTAACATTTCTGGCGGCTCTTTGTCAGAAGCTGTCGTACTTAACTTTGCGTTGGTTCACTGCGTGTAACTTTGTAGGGGCTTCGGCCCCTATACACCCTATGACAATCTATCTCCGACACCCGGTTCACGGCACTAAAGTCGCCATCATGGCGCTAGAGGCCGATTTTGATGAACAAAACGGATGGGAGCGGTATAATCCCGACACGCCTTCGGCTCTCGAAGAAGCGGCGCCAGTCAACGAGCTGGAACCCAAACGTCGTCGTAGCCGCCCACCTGTAGAGGTAGCAGCGGCAGAATAAGGAGCTTGAATGGCAACCGCCTTCGACCAGATTAAAGCGGCCCTCCGGCTTATCGGCCAGCTGGCTGAAGGTGAAGAGCCTTCCCCACAAGCAGCGCAGGATGCGCTGACTGCCATGAATCAGATGATCGATTCGTGGAATACCGAGCGTTTAGCCGTTTTCTGTACGGAAGACCAGATATTCAACTGGCCAACCGATACGATTACCCGCACGTTAGGGCCGACCGGCGACTTTGTCGGCAATCGTCCGATTTTGATTGACGATGCGACGTATTTCCGTGACCCGCAGACCAACGTCTCGTACGGCATTAAGCTGATCAACCAGCAGCAGTACGATGGCATTGCGGTCAAGACCGTGACCAGCACGTATCCGCAGGTCATGTTCGTCAACAATACGTTCCCCGACATAACCATGACCATCTACCCAAAGCCTACACGGCTTTTGGAATGGCATTTTGTATCGGTGCAACAGCTGACTAAGCCAGCAACGCTAAACACCGTATTGTCCTTCCCGCCGGGCTATCTGCGGGCGTTCAAGTACAACTTGGCGATGGAGATTGCTAACGAGTTTGGTGTTGAGCCGATGCCGCAGGTAACGCGGATTGCAATGACATCTAAGCGAAATCTGAAGCGCATCAACAACCCAGATGACGTGATGTCGATGCCTTATGCAATCGTGGCTAACCGGCAACGTTACAACATCTACGCAGGTAACTTCTAAGCCGTGAAGACGCCTATCCTTGGTCAATCGTACGTCGCGCGCAGCTTGAACGCTGCGGCGGCACGTATGGTCAACCTGTACCCAGAGATCACCCCGTCGCCAGAAGGCAACGAGCCAGCGTACCTGAACCGGGCGCCAGGCTTGCGTCGGTTGGCGACCGTTGGTACTGGCCCAATCCGTGGCCTGTGGTCGTACGGCGGCTATGGCTACGTCGTGTCGGGCTCTCGGCTGTATCGGGTTGACACCAACTGGACGGTTACGCCGATTGGCGGCGTGTCGGGCACTGGCCCTGTGTCGATGGTCGACAACGGCACGCAGCTCTTCATCGCGGCTAACCCTGAAGGGTTTATCTACGACGCGTCGACCGAAGAGTACGCCGAGATCACGGACGTAGACTTTCCCGGCGCGGTAACAGTCGGCTATTTGGATGGCTACTTTATCTTCCAAGAGCCTAACTCCCAGAAGTTTTGGGTGTCTGAGCTACTGGACGGTACGCAGCTCGACCCGCTGAGCTTTGCCAGCGCCGAAGGTATGCCGGACAACTTGGTGTCGCTGTTTGTCGACCACCGCGAGGTCTGGCTGTTTGGCACCCAGTCGGTTGAGGTCTGGTACAACGCAGGCACCTCACCCTTTCCGTTGGCTCGCATCCAAGGTGCCGTCAACGAGCTAGGCTGCGCGGCAACCTACTCGGTTGCCAAGATGGACAACTCGCTGTTTTGGCTTGGGTCTGACGCCCGTGGCCAAGGCGTGGTGTTCCGTGCCCAAGGCTATACGGGCCAGCGTGTCTCGACCCATGCAGTTGAATTCGCTATTCAGAGCTACGGCTCCATCTCGGACGCCATTGGTTTTACCTATCAGCAAGACGGCCACGCCTTTTACGTGCTGAGCTTTCCGAGCGCCCAACGCACTTGGGTGTTCGACGTAGCCACCGGCGCATGGCATGAGCGCGCAGGCTTTGCCAACGGTGACTTTATCCGCCACCGTGCCAACTGCCAGATGTTCTACAACAACGAAGTCGTCGTTGGTGACTTCCAGAACGGCAAGATTTACGCGTACGACTTGGACGTGTTTGCTGACGACAACCTGCCACAGAAGTGGCTGCGGTCGTGGCGGGCACTGCCCACCGGCCAGAACAACCTAAAGCGTACTGCCCAGCACACGCTGCAGCTTGAGTGCGAGACAGGGGTTGGTCTGATCACCGGCCAAGGCAACGACCCACAGGTCATCATGCGTTGGTCGGATGACGGCGGGCACACCTGGTCAAACGAACATTGGACGGGCATGGGCAAGATCGGCAACTACGGCTACCGTGCCTTCTGGCGGCGGCTGGGTATGACCGAAAAGCTGCGTGACCGCGTGTACGAGGTGTCCGGCACCGACCCCGTCAAGATTGCTATTTTGGGTGCCGAATTAGTGTTGTCCGGCACCAATGCCTAATCCCGATAACGAACCGCAACTCCCTAAGAACCAGTCGCCGATCACCGACGACCGGACGGGGATGGTGTCGCGTGATTGGTACCGGTTCTTCCTAAACCTGCTGAACAAAGCCAATACAGGCGGCGGCGGCGGCTCCGGCACCGTCACGTCGGTTGATGTTTCCGGTGGCACGACAGGCCTAACTACCTCGGGCGGCCCAGTCACAACCTCCGGCACCATTACGCTGGCAGGCACGCTGGATGTCGATAACGGCGGCACGGGCGCCACCACAGCGGCTAACGCTCGCGCAAACTTAAGCGCAGCGCAAAGCGGCGCAAACACGGACATTACGTCGATTGCGCTGACTACAGGCACCATAAGCACGGCGCCCAGCGGAAACAATGACATAGTCAACAAATTTTATGCTGACACGCTTATCAGCGGCGTTAACTTTCATGCTGCGTGTAATTACGCCACCACGGCGGCTCTGTCGCCTGCCAATACATACAACAATGGTACGGGCGGTGTGGGCGCTACGCTTACGGCCAGCTCCAACGGTACGCTGACCATTGACGGGTATACGTTTGTCACCGCCGACATAGGCAAGCGCATACTGGTAAAAAATGAAGTTGCTGGCGCTAATAATGGCGTCTACACATTGACGCAAGAAGGATCGGCATCCCAGCCATATATTCTTACGCGTGCTACCGACTACGATACTGCGGGCACGGGCGCTAATTCGATAGACCAAGGCGATTTAATGCTTGTCTTGTCGGGGGCTGTTAACGCTAATACGTCTTGGGTTCAGCAAACCGCGTTGCCAATTACGGTCGGCACCACGGCACTTGTATTTGTTCAATTTGCAGCGGTTCAGACGTATTCTGCAGGTACGGGGTTAAGCCTTGCCAGCAATACGTTTTCAATCACCAATACTGGCACAGCAGGCACGTACGGCTCTGCATCGGCAGTGCCGGTGTTTACCACCAACGCCCAAGGCCAAGTTACTAGCGTAACCGACACAGCTATCGCCATATCGGGCAGCGCCGTGTCGGGCAACATCAGCGGCCAAGCGGGCAGCGTTGCTAACGCGTTAACGGCAGGTACTGGCATTTCGTACAGTGTCGGCACAACCTACGACGGTTCGGCAGCGGTTACGATCAATAACAGCGGCGTCACTAGCTTTAATACGCGTACTGGCAGCGTTACTCTATCGTCGTCTGACGTTACAACAGCTTTAACTTACACGCCGGTTAACAGAGCTGGCGATACGATGACTGGGAAGCTAAACCTTCCTGCGGTCACAACCGCCGATTCTCCGATAAATTTAGGTCAGGGAGCCACTACAACAGCGCCTACCTCACCAGTTAACGGCGATGTTTGGGTAAACACCACTAACGGTTTGCAGTTTAGGGCTAATGGCACAACCCGCACAACAGCCGCGCTTCAAACAGCGCAGTCGTTTAGCGCCTTACAGACGTTTAACGCCGGAATAACTTGTTCGGTCGGCGCGGTAACCTTTGGTCAAACGGCAAGTGCAATCACGTTTGGCGCGGCCACATCAACCGGAACTATTACTGTTGGTCAGACAACCGGCGCGTCGCAAACGGTAAATATTCAATCTGGCGCGCTTACCACTGGTTTCACCAAGACAATCAACATTGGTACGGGGGGTCTTTCTGGATCCACCACAACAATGGCGATTGGCTCGGCTAACGGAACTACAGTTGCAGCGAATGGCTCTTGGACGTTTCCAAGCACAATTACCGGCAGTATCAGCGGCACTGCTGCCAACGTAACGGGCACGGTGGCAATTGCCAACGGCGGTACAGGTGAGACAACCCGTCAAGCCGCAATAGACGCGTTGGCTGGCGCCGTTACGTCTGGTCAGTATTTACGCGGTAACGGTACTGATGTTGTCATGTCTGCCATTCAAGTTGCCGACGTACCGACTTTGAACCAGAACACGACCGGCACCGCCAGCAACGTGACGGGCACAGTGGCAATTGCCAACGGCGGCACAGGCGAGACAACCCGTCAAGCTGCGATGGATGCACTGGCTGGCGCGGTGACGTCCGGTCAATATCTGCGCGGCAACGGTACTGACGTGGTCATGTCTGCTATCCAAGTTGCTGATGTGCCAACCCTGAACCAGAACACCACAGGTTCTGCGGCTACACTGACAACGGGCAGAACTATCGCTATTACAGGCGATTTAGCCTATACCAGCCCAAGTTTTAACGGTTCTACTAACGTCACCGCAGCCGGCACATTAGCTACCGTCAATGCCAATGTGGGCAGCTTTACGAATGCCTCAATTACCGTTAACGGCAAAGGCTTAATAACGGCGGCATCTAGCGGCACTGCGCCCGTTACTTCAGTTACGGGAACATCGCCAGTCGTATCGTCAGGCGGCGCAACACCAGCTATTAGTCTGGCGTCAGGTTACGGCGACACACAGAACCCTTACGCTAGTAAGACGGCTAACTTCTTTTTGGCGGCGCCCAACGGTACAGCGGGCGTTCCAACGTTCCGAGCTATTGTCGCGGCAGACATCCCTACGCTGAACCAGAACACCACGGGCACGGCTAGTAACGTCACCGGCACGGTAGCTATTGCTAACGGTGGTACGGGCCAAACAACTAAAGTTGCGGCTTTTGACGCCTTGTCGCCCGCGTCTACTAAGGGCGACTTAATTGCGTTTGATGGCACGGACAATGTCCGCTTGCCGGTGGGCGCTGACGGACTGGTACTACAGGCGGACTCTACTCAGACTACAGGTCTTAAATGGGCCGCTGCCGGTAGCTCGGGCGCGACGATCTCGAACGACACCACAACCGCAACGAATGTCTATCCGACCTTCGTGGCGACTACGTCCGGCACACTGTCGACCATTAACACCAGCAATGCAAAATTACTATACAAACCCAGCACGGGTGAATTAACATCTGAGCATTTCATAGCGGGCAATGGCATATTTGTCAATAATCTAACGATTGATGTCAGCTATACCATTGCAGCAGGTACGTCGGGCATGTCAGCCGGGCCGGTTACGGTGGCGAGCGGCACGACGGTGACAGTAGCCAGCGGCTCACGATGGGTGGTGATGTGAACGCAATTGAACTATTTAACCCTGACAGCACGGCGGTGGTTACGCCGGAAGTGATGCGGCAAAAGGTGGTTGCGTTGCAAGACGAGCTGCTGCAAATGCCGCAGGCCGACATTGTGACAACCCACACGTTTTTGCCTGGCGTGTACGAACGTAAGATTACGGTGCCACCGTGGACAGTTTTGACGGGGGCGGCGCATAAGACGGACTACCGCGTACGACTGGAAAAAGGCACAATCGCAGTTAATGTCGGTACGGAAGTTAAAGTATTGACAGCACCGTGCGAGTTTGACGCCAAGGCAGGTGAGCAGCGCGCCGGGCGAGTGTTTGAAGAAGAAGTGGTGTGGGTTGACGTGTATGACAACCCTGACGACTGCCAAGAGTTAAGTGTCATCGAAGATCGGCTTTACGTAGTGCCGGAGTGCGGGTTAGGTGACACACGCAGACGGTTGGCAATCGAATCAGCGCAAACGGACTACCAGCTGTTTTTAGATCAGTTGGGGGTAGACCAAGACACGATGGACGCCATAGTGACCATCGAAAGTGATTTGATTGATATGCCAGAAGGGCATGACGTAGAGCTGAAAGAGTCGCCAGTACATGGGCTCGGGATGTTTGCGACAAGGCACTTTTTTGCAGGCGAAGTTATCTGCCCAGGCCGGTTAGATGGAAAGCGTACTCCGGCAGGGCGTTACATTAACCATTCCTGCGACGCAAACGTAATGCCGTACAAGTTTGGTGATGATTTATATGTAATTGCCTTAAAAGATGTGGGTGTTGGTAACGAACTTTTTATTGATTACCGCGACGCCATGCATGCGAATTTTGGCTTTTACTTATCAGGAGAGACAGTATGTCAGGCTTCATAGCAGGCAGCATAATTAGCGGCGGCGCATCTTATTTAGGTGCAAAAGAACAGGCAAAATCTGCTGACCGCGCGACTGAAGAACAACGGCGCCAGTTCGAGCGTCAAGTTGCGCTGCAAGAGCCGTTTCGTCAAGTAGGCGTTAACGCGCTGCCCGAATTGGTTGCCGCTTCTCGCTATGAGCCGTTCACAATGGAGAAGTTTCAAGCTGATCCTGGTTACGGCTTTCGGCTAAAAGAAGGTTTACGCGCGATAGAGAACAGCGCGTTAGCTGGCGGTATGGGTCAATCGGGCGCCACGTTGCGCGGTCTTACTCGGTACGGCCAACAGCTGGGATCGGATGAGTTTACCAACGCATTTAACCGCTACCAAGCTGAACGTAACGCGCGTCTTAACCCACTGCAAAGTTTAGCTGGCATGGGTCAAACAACTTCGCAGAATATTGCGGGTGCGGCAGGTCGTTTAGGCGAACAGATTGGGTCTAACTTGATTCAAGGCGGTGTGGCGCGCGCGTCAGGTTATGCAGGCATAGCAAATGCGGCTAATGCGGGGCTATCAAATTATCTGGCGTACCAGCAAAACCAAGCAAGAAATAAACTAGACCAACAGTATATTGACGCGCTTACGGCTAGCCGTAATGCGGGCGAAACGACACCTGCTAACTGGCCTACAACTTGGGGTAAGAGATAATCATGGCACAAGTCGACCCTAACATTGCACTGAGCATTCGGCCGGTTCAGATGCCGCTTGAAGAAAGCCCGCTCAACCGTATGCAAAGGTATGCGGAGTATGAAAACGCATTGCTGAAGTCGCAAGAGTATCAACGCGATATTCAAGACAAAAATGAACTAGCTAAACTATTAAGCGGCCCAAACGTAGACCTTGGTTCGCCAGATTTTATGCGGCAGGTATTAACGCGCGCGCCGAGACAAGCAAAAACGGTACTGGAGTTAGCAGGCGCGCAAGAAGCTATTGCTAAACGTAAATTTGAAGAACAGAAACTAGCCGCAGAAACTGCGCAAAAAAATAGAGATCAGATTAAAGCGTCGGCACAAGAGTTGGCGTCTTACACCAGTTTTGACGACGCATTGCGCGCTATTGATCGGAATGTAGGTTCGGGTTTGTTAACGGAAGTGCAAGGTGCAGCCTTAAAGGCAGAATTACCGTCTGATCCAGCCGCATTTCCTGCATGGCAAAAGCAAAAATTAACTAGTTATTTGACAATAGAGCAGCAGCTTAGTCGCGCAGAACCCAAAATCGAAAAAGTTGATATTGGCGGCGCGATTAAATTTATCGACGTTAACCCGAACAGCCCAACTTACAACCAAGAAGTTGGGCCTAAATCTATTACTAAAACTGCAGCGCCTGTTGCACCTAGCAAAGTGGTTCAGTTGCAAGGTGAGCTTGATACGGCGAAAAAAACGTACGGCGCAAACAGCCCGCAGGCCAAACAAATTCAAGATGAGATTGAGCAAGAAACTGGCGGCTTAGAGCGTAGACGTATTGAAATTGACCGATACCGTTCACGTAAAGGTGAAGGTGGTGGAACCGGCGACGGTGGGCCACCAACAAAGTTGGAAAAAGGCGAACGTTGGAATGTTGCCGAACAGCGTATTGAAACGGTGCCGGGCAGCAAGTTGCACGTCGCGCAATCCGACAAGCACAACAAAGATCGCGAAGCGTTAAAAGGCGTTGAGACAAAAACTCAGTCAGCAATCTCCAAAATTGATGAGTTGCTAAGTCCAAAATACATTGCTGGGTTCCGCGCTAACTTCAGTGGCGACATACCTTACAGTGGCGCGGTAACTCAATATTTTGCGCCAGATGCGCGTCGTCGTATTGACAGCTTGAAATCCGATATGAAGGCTGCAGGTCTTGAGTTAATTCGCGTGGGTGGATCTATTGGCGCCATGACGCAACAAGAATGGCCAATCGTTGAGCAAATGATTGCTGCGCTTACGCCCGACATGTCAGCGCAAGAAGCTGAAACTCAAGTCAAGAAAATCCGCGCGTACATGGAGAAAATCAAAAGCAACGCCAAAGACGCTTATCAGACTGAGTGGGGCGACACTCAGTATTTTAAACCAACAGGAAAGCCAAGCGGCGCCGCGCCTAATGCGCCAAAACCACCTGCGGTTAACACGGTGGTAGATGGCTATCGGTTTAAAGGCGGCAACCCCGCCGATCAGAAAAACTGGGAAAAGGTGAAATAAATGGCAGGCCCATGGGAACAGTATCAGGCGCCTGCTGCTGAGCCAGCAGGGCCGTGGAGTCAATATCGAGAGTCTGAACAGCTACCTGAAGTAACGGTAACGGCTGACGATATGTCATATGGTGAGTTGCCGCCGCCGCGCAGTTTTTCTCGCCGCTTGGGCGCGTCTGCTGCAGGTTTGGCAGACACGGTGCTTGGTATCGTGCCGCAAGCAATTGCCGAGACAGGCTATGCAGGCGTACGCGCATTAGAAAGCGTTGGCTTAGCTGAGCCTGGGCGCGCGCAACGCGGCAAAGAAGCCTTCATGCGTACATTTGGTACGCCGGTTGGTTCCGCAGCTAATGTTACTCAAACGCCTGAGTACCGAGGTGAAGCATCGCAGCAGCTTATGCAGTTTATAGGTGAAAACGTTGGTAAAGGTGCAGATTGGCTTGCTAGTAAAACCGGAGTTCCCAAAGCCGACATAGAAAACATGATCTTTACAGGCATGTTTACGTTGCCAGCGGCTGGCCGTACGGCTAAACGCGGGTACAAAGCTGCAGCGCCCGTGGTCGGTGAAGCTGTCTCCAGTGTGGTTGAAAGCGCGCCGGTACAAACCGTATTAAAGCCTCTGCAAGAACGCGCCGCTAAGAAACAAGAAGCCCGTGTTGCCAGCAGTTTTGAGAATGCTGCGCGTATTGATGCAGCTAATTTGGCGGTTAAGCACGGCATTGCGGTTAACCCTGCTGAAGCTAACCCAACACGCAGTAACCGACTCAAAGCCAGCATGGCTGGCGTAGAAAACCTAAACGAAAATTTATCAAAGATTAACGAGCCACGGTTTACCCAGCTGGCTTTGCAAGATATGGATTTGCCGCCCAACACCGTGTTGGACGCCAAAGCGTTTGAAACAGCGTTGGATCAGAAAAGCGCGCCTTATAACGCAGTGCGAGAAATACCCAAGTTGGCAGCCGACGAAGGCGTGTTAGCGCAGATAGAAGGACTGCGCATTACGCGTCCAGCCATTGGCGGCGAAGCTGCCGCTAAAGCCGTCAACAAGCTGGTTGATGAGGCTATTGCTAAAGTTAAAGCTGGCCGCTCCGGCGCCGAAATTGTTAACGACATCCGTAAACTGCGCCGCGACGCAAATGCGGTGTACACCGCCCAGCAGAAAAGCGGTGTGCCTGACCCTGTCAGAATAGCGCGCGCAGACGCTAATAAGTCGTTGGCAGACGCGTTGGAATCGTTAATTGACGCCAACGTCACCAATCCAAAATTGTTAGGTGAGCTGCGCCAAGCGCGCTCAGAGATGGCCAAGATTTACGATTACGAACGCGCGACTAACTTTGCAACAAACCGTATCGACCCTACCGTCTTAGCTAAGATGGTGTCAGAAGGTAAACCGCTATCAGGGATTGCGGCTGACATTGGCAAAATTGTTGCGGTGTTTCCTGATATTGCCCAAGCGGGCAAAACTGGGAAACCGTTTTGGGCGCCAGAACGACTGACACGTTCAACCGCTGCCGGTACGGTTGGTTTGGCAGTTGGTGGCTTGCCAGGGGCTATTACAGGTGCGGTAGCAGGCAATATTGCCAGCGGCATGGCAGGGCGCCGCATGTCTACGCCTAGCTACCAAGCGCGTTACGCGGTACCGCCGGACTTCCGGCCACCAGCGCAAGTTAACAATCTGCGTCCTGCGCCGCCGTCTACAACGCCTAACTTACCGGTACCGTTTGATTACCGCAACGCGTTGTTGACGCAAGATCAGATACCTAACTGGGTGTTTGGCCAAAACATCCCCGAAGGCAATGTACGTGTCGGTACGCCGAGTGGCCCCATGTTGGGCGCGCCGAGCGCCGAATCGACCATGCGTACCGTGGAGCAACAACGCGCATTTGACTACCAACGTCAAAGGGCAGAAGCTGAAGCAGCTGCTGCGCGTCAAGCACAAAGCGAAGCTGCTGGCCGAGCACCGACCAGCGGTGAGGTGGTGTTGGAGCTTGACCCAGTTACCGGTAAACTGCGTAGCACAAGCCAAGGCATGAAAGGCGCGACGCCTGAAGTGTTAGCCAGCACAGGGCGGTCGTTAGAAAGCGCGTCGCAGAAGATTGCTTCGGGGCAAAAGTTTGCGCTATCGGCAGAAGAAAGAATTGCGTGGGAAAAGACTAAGGTAGACCTTTCTGTTATCGACGCCGGTTTGGGTAAGCTATCCGATAAGGCATTGGCTGAAAAAGCGATGGATCGGGCGTGGGTTGAGGAAACCATAGCAAAAGCCCGTCAGAAAGCAAAAGCATTTGAAGAGATCGAGAAACGAGCGAAAGATGCACAACAAGCCAACCGCGCCCGCGCTGAGCGTGAACGGCTTATGGATGTGCTGGAAACGTTAGAGCCTCAGTTGAGCCGCCCGCGTGCTACTTCGGTAAAAGAGCAAGGGCCAAAGACAAGGGAGGCGATTCGTAATCGTTTAGCGCCAGGAAACCAGAACAACCTGAGGAATGACTAGATGGCATCCCTAACCCCAACACCCAAGCAGCAATTCTTCGACGCTAACGGCGACCCGCTCGTTGCTGGTAAGGTCTACACTTACGCAGGTGGCACAACCACGCCGATTGCGACCTATACCAGCCAGACGGGTGCGACTGCTAACACCAACCCGATTATTCTTGACTCGCGCGGCATGGCCAACATCTGGCTGCAGCCGACCATCGCGTACAAGTTCTTAGTCACCGACAGCAACGACGTCCAGCAGTACACCACCGACAACATCCTGGTGCCGGTGGACAACCTGTCGTTCGGCTCGCCGCCAGCGATTGGCGACGTGGCACCGAACAGCGGCGCGTTTACCACCTTGTCAGCCACGCTAGATGTCACCTTCTCCGGCACCGGCTACGTGCAGATGCCCGTGGGGGCAACGACTGACCGGCCTACCACGCCAGCTGAAGGCATGTTTCGCTACAACAGCACGGAAGATATCTTCGAAGGCTACACGAATGGCGAATGGGGCCAGGTCGGCGGCGCAGGCGCAACCGGTAACGGGCCTGATGAAGTCTTCTACGAGAACGACCAAGAAGTCACGCTAAGCTATACAATCCCTTCGACTAAGAATGCCATGTCGACCGGCCCAATCACGCTGGGCGCGGGCTTTGTAGGTACGGGTAGCATCGCAGGCACCACGCTGACGGTGGACACCGCAACATCCGGTGCGCTGGGTGTGGGGTCGATTGTGGCTGGCCCGAATGTTACCGCAGGCACGTTGATCACAGCGTTGGGCACCGGCACCGGCGGTATTGGTACGTACGAGGTTGACATCTCGCAGTCGGCGTCATTAGATGCGATTACCGCTGCGGTGATTGTCACCGTCTCATCCGGCGCTCGCTGGGTAGTTTTGTAGAGGATTAATCATGGCTTCTTTAGTTCTATCAGGCGATACATCCGGCTCGATTACGGTATCTGCTCCTGCGGTAGCGGGTAGTACGACACAGACGTTGGTGAACGTCACAGGTACGTTAGCGCCGATTGTGAGTGGTACGGCGGTTACGGCTTCGGGTACTAGCGTTGACTTTACAGGCATACCGTCTTGGGTTAAACGAATTACGGTGATGTTTAGTGGTGTGAGTACGAATGGAACAAGCACTATTCGCCTTCAATTAGGAGACTCTGGTGGTATTGAAACAACAGGCTATGCTGGAACTTGTACACAAATAGGGTCAACGGTCTCTACTATTTTTTCCACATCAGGTTTCGATAGCACTGGAGACACAAGTGCGACACAAACCAGAAATGGGCAGCTTGTGTTTGCTCTATTGGGGTCGAACACATGGACTTTACTAGGCGCGTATAACATTGGCTCCGCGTTTCAATATTTGTTTTGCGGAACTAAAACCCTATCCGACACGCTGACCCAAGTACGCATTACCACAGTCAACGGCACAGATACCTTCGACGCTGGAACCATCAACATCCTTTACGAGTAAGAGGTAAATCATGGCTGGAACTGTTGTCGCAGATACGCTACAAGCCGCTAGTACTAGCACCTTAGTGCTAAAGAACGGTGTAGCTAATACGCCTCCTACGATTCAGGATAGTGCCGGTACGCAGATTGGTACGTTCTGTCGTGCGTGGGTAAACTTTAATGGTACAGGCACAGTCGCTATTCGTGCGTCGTTTAACGTGACGAGTATTACGGATAACGGTACGGGTGACTATACGGTGAACTTCACTAACGCGATGCCAGATGCAAATTATCAGTATTGTTTACAGACTGCTGTTAACTCAACAACATCTAATTACACAGCTATTTTTCCTGTAGATGGCGCAATTACTACGTCTTCGATACAAGTTAGAACAATTGGCGGTGTGTCAGGGTATCAAGCTGGAAGTTGGACAACTTACAAAGAAGATAAATCCTTCGTAAACATCGCTATTTTCAGATAAAGGGCAGCCATGAAACTTATCATTTATCCTAACGATAATGGCGGTGTTTGCATACTTACTCCTGCTGAGTCGGTTGAAGCGGCTATGAAAGACATTCCTAGCGGAAAGCCGTACAGAATAGTTGACGCTGCTGACATTCCGACAGACCGCACATTCCGCAACGCATGGACTGCTGACTTTACTGGTGCAGAGGTGAAAGCATGATTACGGTAGACATCGACAAAGCCAAAGCCCTGACCAAAGATCGGCTTCGTGCTGAACGCACACCACTCCTAGCTGCTCAAGATGTGCTATTCCAACGAGCCTTAGAGTCTAATAGCGACACAGCAGCGATTGTGGCTGAGAAGCAGCGTCTAAGAGACATTACCAGTCAGGTAGATGCTTGCACAACTACGGATGAACTAAAGGCACTATCGTGTGTTGTACCTGTAGTGGAGCCTGTAGTTGCTGAAGTAGTGCCAGAGCCTGTAGCAGAACCTACGCCTGAGCCTGTAGTAGAGCCTGAGCCTGCACCAGAGCCTGCACCAGAGCCTGAACCTGTAGCAGAACCTGCACCTGAAGGAGAAGCATAATGACAGTCACGATTAACGGTAGCGCAGGTGTTACCACGAACAGCGGTGCGGTGTATGACAGCTTGCAGAGAGGTACTGCGGTGTCTGCATCAGGTACGTCGGTGGACTTTACGTCGATTCCTAGCTGGGTGCGTCGGATTACGGTGATGTTGAGTGGGGTTTCATTAAGCGGAACTTCTAACTATGTGTTTCAGATAGGTGCTGGAAGTATTGCCAATACTGGTTATCTTTCAGGAGCAGCAAGTGTTTCTACAACAACGTCAAGTACAACAAATGGATCTAACGCTGTAACTACTTATATAGTGACTGGTGGTTATACCAGCACAGCAGCTAGTGTTGCATCAGGTCATGCCATATTTACAAACATTAGTGGAAATACTTGGGTTGCTACTGGAATTTTGTATGCGGATGGTGCTGGTCGCATGGCATATTTCGGCGGCAATATAACTCTTTCTGGCACTCTAGATCGAGTCCGCATCACTACCATCAACGGCACAGACACCTTCGACGCTGGAACCATCAACATCATTTATGAATAGTCATGGACACGCAGATTCTCTTCAACATCGCGGTGGCAATCGCGGGCTTCTTCGGCGGCTGGGTGCTGAACAATATCCACAAGTCGCTTGACCGGTTGGATGTTGACGTGCGTGCCATGCCCCACACCTACGTCAGCCGCGAAGACTACCGCGACGACATGCGTGAGATCAAAGAGATGCTCGGCAAGATATTCGACCGGCTAGACGGCAAGCAGGACAAGGGGGTCTAAATTGACCCGTTGACCCTTCTTGCTGCTGCCAACGCTGCTGTCGCAGCGGTCAGGAAGGGCTGTGAGTTATACAAGGAAATTAAGAGCGTAGCGGGCGAAGCAAAAGATGTCATTGATGATCTGAAGCAGCAGTACGAAAAGATCGTCGACCCGACACCAGCGCAGAAGCAGCAGCTCCACACCGAAATACAGCGGGTGCAAGAGGTAGCAAAGTCAGACCCCAATGACGTCTATACCGAGATTGGGGAGCAGCTAGGCAAACTGATGGACGCCTACGACGCCTTGAGTAAAGCGTTGCTGGCGGAGCAGATGGAAAGCAAGAAGGTGTACCGAGGCGAGGAGAGCATCGGTCGCCGGGCACTACGGCGCATCATCATCACAACGCGGCTTGACGCCATGCTGGCGGAGATACGCGAAACCATGGTGTTTAAGAGCCCCCCAGAATTGGGCTCACTTTGGGGTAAGTTCTCCGAGATGTGGGAAACCATCATTGCGGAGCAGGAAGAGGCGCACGCAGAAGAGCTTAAACTGATCCAGATGGCGAGATGGCGACGCAGAAAAAGAATAGCGGAACTAAGAGCCAAGGCAACATGGATTTCAGCAGTCGTTTTCGTAGTGTTGTGGGCGGTGGGTCTAATGTGGCTAACGACAAGAAGCGCGACAATGAGGACGTCCCTTGGGGTCTACTGATCACGGTCATGGCGGTGCTGCTGACCTTCTTTATCGTCATGCCCATCATCGGTTTTATGATCTACGACATGCACTACGCAACCCAGGCTGCGGTGTACGAAGCGAAGAAAATGCGCCAGCTGCGCAAAGAGATTCTGGAAGAACGGTTATACGGTAAATAAGGAGCCATCATGCTGACGTTAATCTCTACCATCGGCGGCTATATCGTCGCGTTGTTCCCGCGGTTGTTTGACATCCTGCAAGACCGCGCGGATAAGAAGCATGAGCTCGACATCCTGCACATGCAGATGCGCCAGCAGCTCGCCCTGACCGAGAAAGGCTACTCGCCTGCGGACAAGACCGAAGAGGTGCGCGAGAACGACGAGCAAGACCATCAGCAATACATGGCGCAGACCGCCGCAATCTACAGCAACCAGGAAAAGCTGCTGGAGTCGTCCTCCCAGTGGGTCAAGGACATGACGGCAGCGACCCGCCCGTTCGTCACGTTCATCTTTGTATTCGAGTTGGTGCTAATCAACCTGCTGACGATGCTGTGGATTTTCGTGAATGGTGAGAAGGTGACGTCGATTGGTGAGCTGATTCAGATCATGCAGATCGTCTTCGACGCGGATGAGATGGCGCTCTTGGGCACCATCATCGCTATGTGGTTCGGCAGCCGTGGCAACAGCAAGGCCGGTAAATGAATTTGCCTGCCGCTACGGTCGCCATGATCAAACACCATGAGGGTGTTCGGTACAAGCCGTACAAGTGCCCGGCCAAGTTGTGGACGATTGGCGTCGGGCACGTGCTGTACCCCGAGCAGGGCAAGCTGCCCATCGACCAACGCGACAAGTTCGCACTAAAGATTGAGGACTTCCGTGTATTTAGCAAAGAAGAAGTTGATTCGATCCTTAAGAAAGACCTACAGCGTTTTATCACTGGTGTTCTTCGCTACTGCCCTGACCACCTTAACGATAATCGCATGGGGGCGCTGGTCAGCTTTGCGTTCAATGTTGGGCTAGGCACGCTGCAACGCTCGACCCTGCGCCAGAAACACAACCGTGGCGACTTCGAAGGCGTGCGGGAGGAGTTTCTGAAGTTCACCAAGGCAGGCGGCAAGGTGCTGCCAGGCTTGGTCAAGCGCAGGAATGACGAGATTGCGCTCTACTTCATGGCGCCCAAATGAATCCCTGGCTGATCTTAGCCGCTGTCTTGGCCATCGGCAGCGCCGCAGGCACCGGCTACTATAAGGGCCGCGAGGCAGGGCAAGCCAAGGTGCAGGCAGCGTGGGACGCCGAGCGGTTGCAACAGCAGGAGGCGCACAACAAGGCGCTGCGAGAGTCCATTGATAAACAGCAGGCGCTGCAGTTAGGCGCCGACCAACTACGACTGGAGAAAGATCGTGAGACGCGTGAGCTTGCTGCTAGGAATACTGCCCTTGTTAACAGCCTGCGCAGTAGGCCGGAGCGCCCCACCACCGCTGCCGGCACCGTGTCCGATACCGCCGAATCTGGCGGCTCCCGCGCAGCATGTACTGGAGCAGGACTTTCTAGACAGGATGCAGAATTTCTTGCAGGGGAAGCTGCCCGAGGAGACGAAGCCCGGCTCGCCCTCAAGCAGTGCTACGCGCAGTACGAAGCCGTCCGCCTCAAACTAGGCGGCGGCGCAACTGCTGGCAAATGACGCGATCCCGCGTCGTCTGCCAGATGGTCGTGTCCTTGGTCGTGCACTCAGCCGGTGACGGCCCCTTGGGCTCGGGCAAACCAATAGCAAGAAAGGTAAACGTGGCCACCGCGATGGCCGCGTAGTACACCACAACGAGGTCTTTCATATCCGTAGCAACCTCCCGAGCAGCTTAGTCACGGGTGACTCTCTGTAGGGCGTAATGCCCAGCATCACGTCTTGCACAAACCGCTCTTCGGGCGTTGTGGGTTTCTGATAGAACTGCGGCGTGTAATGCGACCCAATCTTGGGCGGCTCTTCCTTAATAAAATAACCATCACGAAGCATCGTCTTTCCTCCTATCTTCATTTGCACGGCGAGCGTTGACTGCTTTCTTTTTTATTAACGCTGCCTCTTCTTTAGTATAAACAGGTTCGGCCCCATTGGCCGTTGCTCTTAGCCACACCTCGGCGCTGTAGGCGCCTGCCCCGCACGACTTGCACTTGCGTTGGCGCCGCAGGCCGCCTGCCATCTTGATGACGTTGACGACGTAGGTGCGTTCATTACAGGTCATACATTTCATGGTTTGACCGCCTGGCTCAGCACCTCGACCCGCTCACGGGCGTCACGCAGCGCGCAGTAGCGCTGGTGTAGCCGCTGCAAGATCGAGCTGCGCTTCTCATGCAAGAGCTCAGCGGTCAACATGGCGAACACCTCGTCTTCCGAGAGCTTGGGCAGCTGATCATTCAACGCGCGCCAGCTTAGCTTTTTCATCTTCTATCCTTGTTTCAATTCGTGCTACTTCGTCTACCGCGCGTTGGAATGCGCGCTCCATTTGGTTTAGCTCGCGCTGCCGCGCGCGCTCCTCGGCGCGTGCAGCAGGCAGCTTAGCCTTCCAGTAGTCAATTCTTTTCACGTTGTTCGGCCTCCAGTTCACGCAGATCGTTGGCGACGTCCGAGACGCCATGCCAGTCGCTGCGGGCGATCATCACATGCAGGTAGTCGATCAGAATCTCGCGTTGGGTTTCGTACTTGGTAAAGTCAGTCATTTCCCATCTCCAGTCAGTTTAGAAAATTGTGTGATCGGCATGATGCGCTGGCCGCCGTCGGTCATGGTGATATGCGCAAATCCTTGGGCGTCCGTCCAGCAGCCGTAGTAGGCACGCTGCAGGCCGTCCAGATCGAACATCAGCTTGCGCCCTCGGCACCAGTCGGGGCGGTCTTGCGTGAGCACCGTCTGCACGCTGATGTCGTTGGTGTAGCTTAGGTAGTTGTTGGCGCTAACCGAGTGTCCGGCAGCCGCAAGTACAACGGCGGTAAGTAATGGCATGATGTCCTCCTAGTCGGCTTTGCCTTTGATTAGATCGATCATCTCGACGTACGCTGCCTTGCTCTGTTCGTGCGTGTTGGCGTAGACCATCTCTCTGGCCACCGCGTGCACCCGCCCGAACTGGCGCAGTAGCTCCGCCGCTCTGATGTCGTGCTCATCCCGCGCGCGGTCTAGCAAGCGTGCGGCATGTTGTTCTGCTAATGTCATTTCAAAGCCTCCATTGCGATGTCTGAGATTGCTCGTTTGTCATGTAGGGCGGCAAAGATTTTTTCGTCCACCGTGTTTTCAGCGGCGAGGATATACACCCATACCTCGCGCAATTGGCCGGAACGATGCAAACGTCCGATGGTTTGCTCGTACAACTCAAGGCTCCACGGTAGAGATATAAAAGCCATAACGCATCCTCCGTGCTGTAGGTTAAGCCCGTGTCCTGCGCTTTTTGGATGGACGGCCAGCAGTTCGATATGTCCAGCGTTCCAGCGTTCAATCGCTTTCTCGTCATCAAGCGTCTGCGCTTTCGGATAGCGACGTTTAATTTCCGCCAGCTCCTCTTGAAACTGGTAAACCAAGATCGTATTGGCATGCTGGTTCTCCTCGAGTAACTCATCCAATCGCTCAAACTTGTGACTGCTAAACCAGATCGACTGCTTAGTTGCGGCAAACTGCCCAGGCACAGCAGTCGCCACTCGTTGGCTGTCGTACACAAACCCGCTGGCCATCTGCTGCAGTTTAGACGTCACGGCAGCAGCGTTGGCGGCCAGCACCTCGGCGGTCGGGAACTGTACCGCAAAGTCGCGTTTCATCTTCTCGTAAGGCCCGCGATCATCCAGCTGGCAGCGCAGCTCGACGACGTGGCAGGGTGGCAGCTTGTCGCGGTACTCGCCGGGCTCCAGCACGTACGTCGCTGGCTTGATCTTTTCCATGATCTGCAGCAAGGCGCCGGGGCGTGGCATCCACTCGCCGAAGTCGCGGTTCATGCAGACGAAGTATTGCTGCAGGAAGGCGCCCTTGGCGCGCCCAAGCAACTTCTCATCGACGATTTTGCACTGCCCGAAGACGTCTTCTAACCCGTTGCTGGTAAACGATCCGGTCAGACCCCAGCGTATCTTGAACTGGTCGATGATCTTGTGCAGCGCTTTGAACCGAGCGCCGGAGGGGTTCTTGAGTTTGGTCAGCTCATCGAACACGATGGCGTCGAACGACACCAAGTCCTGCTCGGCCAGCCATCCAATGTTGTCGTAGTTGGTCACAACGATGTGTGCGTCAGAGTCCAGCGCCTCGCCTCGACTGCGCGGTGTGCCCACGGCTGTGCGGCAGTGCAGCTCTAGCGCCCACTTGCGTGCCTCGACAGGCCAGACGTCCGTGCAGACGCGCTTGGGTGCCAGCACCAAGAAGCGCCCTACATGGCCGTCCATGATCATGGCCTGCATGGCGGTCAACGTGATCGCAGTCTTGCCAGCACCCACGGGCGCCAAAATCATCGCGCGGTCGCGCTCGTACAGGAAGTCAGCCGCTTCGTCCTGGTAAGGTCTAAGTTGCATCGTTGCCTCTGGCACGGATAGCTATCGCAGCTACTTGAAAATAGTTTGACAGCCTGTCCTTCGCTGCCATGTCATCTAAAATCTTCGCACACGCCTCGCGCTCCGCTGCTGCGACTAAGTGGGTAAAGCGTTCTAAGTGGTCAGCATCCATCACCACGCCCAACGCCATAGTGCCGTGAAATAGCCCGTTGTCGTAGATAATTCGATTAATCTCATCTCGGCTTAATCCACTCATCTATCTGCTCCTTCGTCCATAAGCACGCGTAGTTCTGCTGCAACGCAGTAACGTCAGCGGCAAATCGTTTTTGTAACGGTGACAGTCGGCCACCTTTCGTTTTCAACTCCACAAACCACGTGGTGCCATCAGGCATACACGCTAAGCGGTCACTAACCCCGCGTTGTGTGGGAGACTTGAACTTGTACGTCTTGCCGCCAGCCCGCTCGACAGCCCACACAAAGTAGTTCTCAATTTCTTTTTCAAGCATGGCCGAAATATAACACCCTAAAAAAGTATTTGACAAGAATTATTTGCGGGAGTACAGTCGAGGCTCAAAACACTAAAGGAGCGTACAGTGCAACATTCATCCATCGTCGGCGGTTCCACCGCCAAGCGCGTCATCAACTGCCCAGCGTCAGTCAACCTGTGCGCCAAGATGCCGCCCAAGCCATCGAACGAGCACGCCGACCGTGGCACGTTGCTGCACAACGTCATCGCTGAGCTCTTGGAGTTCGACAAAAAGCCAGAACAGTGCATCGGCGCTGCCTACAAAGATCAGGTACTTACTCAGGAGCTAATCGATGAGAAAATTATTCCCGCTCTCGCGGCCCTCGATGAAATTGATCCGGAAAAGCGAATGGAGTACATGGTGGAAACTCGCGTTGAGTTTGGTGATTTTCTACCTGGCGTTTTCGGCAGCACTGATCTGCTTGGCCGCCGTGATAACCGTGCATTCGTTATCGATTGGAAGTTCGGTGACGGGGTAGTGGTTGACGCCGAAGAGAATCCACAGCTGCTCTTCTACGCTGCTGCTGCCATGCGTACGGAAGCCGCCAAGTGGGTGTTCGAAGGCGTCGATGAGATCGAGTGCATCATCGTGCAACCACCGATGATTAAACGCTGGGTGACGACATTCGAGCGTGTCAAGGAGTTTGAGCAAGAGCTACTGTACGCCGTGCGACTGTCCAGCTGGCCGAACCCACCGATGCAGTGGGGCGACCACTGCCGCTGGTGTGCCGCCAAGCCGATCTGCCCGCAGATGACGGGCGCTGTCGAGCGTGCGTTGAAGGTGCAGCTGGTCAACCTGCCCGCTGAGCAGATCAGTCAGCAGCTGCAGCAGGCCGCAGCGATTGAGAGTTATCTGAATGACCTGCGTGAGCTGGCGTTTAACATGCTGGAGAACGGTCAGCCTGTGCCAGGATACAAGCTGGTCGCCAAGCAAGCGCGTCGTCAGTGGGTCAAAGAAGAAGCGATTGAGGCGTGGGTTGACGCCAAAGGTATCGAAGACGCGTACGACACGAAGATAAAGTCGCCTGCGCAGCTGGAAAAAGTCTTGAAAAAGGCTAAACTAGACTTCCCCGCCGATCTGGTAGTAGCCGTATCGTCGGGTAGTACGTTGGCACCGGAGTCCGATCCGAGGCCAGCGGTGTTGCAAATCGGGAAGCAGTTAACTGCGGCCCTCTCTAAACTTTCCTAAGGAGTACAGTAATGTCCAATCTAGTAACCTTCAAAGGCGCTAACCTGCCTGCAGTTTCTACCCTTTCCACCGCACTACGCGCGCTCGAGACTGAAGTCGGGCCTGCTGGTTCCGTCATCATCAAGATGGACAAGACAGGCCATTGGGTCTTTGGTGCTGACCAAACCGAAGTCGAGGACGATGCAACGTGGGCGGTCAATCCGTTCTCGTTCCTGCATGGTTTCATCGCCTGGGGTGAAGGTGAAGTGCTGGGTGAGAAGATGGTATCTGTCACCGAGCCGCTGCCAGAGATGGAAGCAGCGCCACCGAACGCCAAGAAGGGCTGGGAGCCGCAGGTCGGCATGTCGATGAAGTGCCTCGCTGGCGCAGACAAAGACATGGAAGCGCGTTATACCGTGACATCCGTCGGCGGCAAGCGTGCAGTGCAGACACTCGCAGTAGCGATTGCTCAGCAGGTCGAGAAGGATCAGAGCAAGCCGGTGCCGGTGGTGCGCTTGAAGAAAGAGCACTATCAGCACAAGTCGTACGGTCGCATCTACACGCCGGTCTTTGAGATCGTCGACTGGGTCGGCATGGATGGTGAGCGTGATGAACCTGCAGCAGAGGCCGAAGCACCGGCAGCTGACGCAGCGCCAACACGTCGTCGTCGCGGCTAAGTAACACGGGGGAAAAGACGGATGCTGGAGAGCGCCGGATCGCACCACCGGCAAGAGAAAGCTCCAGACGCAGTCGAAGTACCCCACCTAATTTTTTAGGGGGCTGTTAAGCCAGCACTCGAGGATGGTGACCCGTGAAGTTTTCTGGCTTTCTTTCACGGCTTAGTTGAAACCCAAATCGAAGCCCCCGCCCAATAGCTATGAAAATACTTTGGATCGACTTTGAGACGCGCAGTCGCTGCGATCTCACAAGCAAGGGGGTGTATAACTATGCTCAAGATGCAAGCACGGATGTTCTGTGCATGTCCTATGCGTTTGGTGACGGTGACGTTGTCACCTGGACGCCCGACCAGCCATTCCCTGATGCCGTACGCAACCACACAGGGCCGATATACGCGCACAACGCCGCGTTCGAGCGGCTTGTCTTCTATTACGTCCTTGAGTGTGACTTTCGGCTCGAGCAGTTCGTCTGCACCGCTGCACAAGCGCGTGCTAACTGCCTACCGGGCAGCCTTGAAGACGTTGGACGCGCCATCAGCAGCAACATGCGCAAAGACCACCGAGGAAAGCAACTCATACGAGCACTATCTGTACCCCGCGCTGATGGATCATTTAATAACGATCCCGCCCTTTTGGCCGAGATGATTCGCTATTGCGAAACCGACGTCAAAGTGATGCGCGAGATCAGCAAAGCCATGCGCCCGCTGTCAGACGACGAGCTGGCCGACTACCATGTCAACGAGCGCATCAACGACCGTGGCGTGCTGCTGGACTTACCGCTGGCGCAAGCAGCGGTCAAGTACGCATCGACTGAGCTGGGCGAGATCGAGACGCTGGTAGCTGAGCTGACCGAGGGTGAGATTCTGTCAGTACGCAGTCCGAAGATGCGCCAGTGGGTGCTAGACCGTGTCGGGCCGCAGGCACTGACGATGATGGAGGTCTACAAAGATGGCGAAAAGAAGTACAGTATCGATAAGGCGGTACGCGCCAATCTACTGGCTTTTGCAGAGGAAAACCCCGATGAGATTCCGACCCATGTTGCGGACGTCATTCAATGTGCCGACGATCTCTGGGCGTCGTCGGTTGCGAAGTTCAGCCGCCTTGGCGAGCTGGCTGACGAAGTTGATCACCGTGTACGAGGTGCATTTGTCTTCGCCGGAGGGTCTGCCACCGGGCGTGCGTCGAGCTACGGCGCTCAAGTCCACAACTTCACCCGAAAGTGTGCAGCAGAGCCCGATGATGTACGGCACGCTATGGTCAGAGGCCACAGCATCACCCCAAGATTTGGAAAACGCGTTACTGATGTTCTCCGGTCGATGCTCCGGCCCTCACTGATCCCTGCACCTGGTAAACAATTCGTTGTTGCTGACTGGTCTGCCGTTGAAGCGCGGGTGACCGCGTGGGCGTCTGCCGACCCGCAGGCTGATGACGTGCTGCAGGTCTTTCGCGATGGCCGTGACATCTACAAACGTGAGGCCGCCGGTATTTACCGCGTGGCCGAGGATAGCGTCGACAAGGAGCAGCGCCAGATCGGCAAGGTTGCGATTCTTTCGCTTGGCTTCGGCGGTTCGGTCGGTGCGTTCGCGGCGATGGGCCGCAACTACGGCGTCATCATGCCGGAGTCCGACGCCCGTCGGATTGTTGACGCATGGCGGCGGGCAAACGCGTGGGCGGTGCGCTACTGGGCCAAGCTCGAAGAGGCGTACACGCGTGCTCTGCGCAACCCTGGGCGCGAGTTCTCAGCGGGGCGGGTGACGTACTTGTACAGCGGCCAGCATCTTTGGTACGCGCTGCCATCGGGGCGTGTGCTGTGCTATCCATTTGCTAAGTTTGAGGGTGACGAGATCACATATGTGAAGGCGGCATGGAAACCTGCAGCCGATGCGAAGGAATGGCCGCGTGCTCGCTTGTGGCGTGGGCTTGCCTGTGAGAATATTACGCAGGCAGTCGCCAACGATCTGCTGCGGCACGCTTTACGCCAGCTGGATGATGTAGTGCTGCACGTACATGATGAGATCGTTCTGGAGACGGCTAATCCTGATGCACCCAATACCCTGCAACAAGTGATGTGCACGCCGCCTGAGTGGGCGGCTGGTCTGCCATTGTCGGCAGAAGTAGAGACAATGACGCGTTACGGCAAATAAAAAAGCCGCCTGGCGGGGCGGCTTCTTCAACTACAAGGACTGCGATGGATTTCATTGAATACTATCAGAAATTAGCACCCGAAGGCGAGACGGCGCTGATCGTGCGCCAAAAGCCACAACTAAAAGCTGGCGAGCTGCAGTTCCATGCCGATGGCGCTATCAAGTGTACGTGGCCTGCGTACCTGCCAAGCCACAACATCAAGCCTGATTGGGCCATCTACGGCAATACCGCGTCGTTCATCATCGACCGTTTTGATAACGGCCATGTGAGCGCGTCCGCTGCGAATTGCGAGTACGTGCTCGTGATGGTGCTGGATGACGTGGGTGACCCCGAGAAGGCGCCGAACACCCCGACCGTGCCGCCGACGTGGATCATCGAGACGTCCGAGGGCTCGTACCAGTGGGGCTACACCTTTTCCGAGCAGCCAACGAAGGGCGAGTACGCTGCCGCCATCCGCGCGGTGGCCGATGCTGGTTACACCGACCCCGGCGCCTGCAACCCTGTGCGCAACTTCCGGCTACCCGGCTCGATCAATCTAAAGCCGAACAAGAACCGATTCGCGGCCCGCTTGGTTGAGTTCCACCCTGAGCGCGAGTACACGCTGGCCGAGCTCTGCGCAGGGCTAGGCGTGACGCCAGCGCCTGCCGACTCGCTGACACTGCGCCCGATCCGATTGTCGGACGATGGCGCCGATGACGTGATGGCATGGTTGTCCGGCCAAGGGTTGCTACTCTCGCGCCCGAATCCGCAAGGGTGGGCGGGTGTTATCTGCCCGAACAGTGGCGAGCACACCGATGGCAACCCTGAGGGCCGCTACAACCCGGCCATGCGTGCGTACTGCTGCCTGCACTCGCATTGCCTTGATCTCGACTCGCACACGTTTCTTGACTGGGTGGCCGCGCAGGGCGGCCCGAAACACGCGCCAGGCTTGCGTGACGAGCTGCTGGCCGCTGTCATGGATCAGACGCTCGCCAAACTGCAGCCGACTGAGGCGTTCCCGGACAAGGGCGCCGAGGTGATTGCCGAGGTCGAGCGCAAGCAATTGGATAGAACGACGAAAGAGGGTTGGTATGAGCGCTTTGCATACATTCAGGAAGATGACGCTTACTTTGATTTGCAAGATCGGCGAGAGGTTGCGCGCGGTACTTTTAATGCACTCTTTCGGCACGTCACCTGCTATTCAATCCACCCGAGCAAACAGAAACGCCGAATTGAGGCGTCTGTATGCTTTGACGAGAACCGACAGGCGAAAGGTGCGCTCGCGTTAGCAGGCATCACGTATGCCGCAGGCGAGTCCGTGCTGGTATCGCGTGAGGGCCAAGTGTACGGTAACCGCTGGATCAATCAGCGGCCCGTCGCGGCCACGGGCAACGCGCGCATCTGGCTCGAGCACGTCGAGCGGATGATTCCCGATGACGTCGAGCGCGAGCACGTTCTAAACGTGATGGCATACAAGCTGCAGCATCCGAACCAGAAAATCAATCACGCCGTGCTGCACATTGGCAACCCAGGCAGCGGCAAGGATACGATGTGGCAACCGCTGCTATGGGGCATTGGTGGCGAAGCGCTCGCGAATGTCAAGATCGTACGCAATGAAGAGATTCAGTCGCAGTGGGGCTATGCGTTGGAGTCCGAGGTGATGGTCTTCGAAGAGCTGCGCCAGTCCGAAGCGAAGGATCGCCGCGCGCTCGAGAACCATCTAAAGCCGATCATCGCCGCGCCGCCGGAGTTCTTGCAGGTCAACCGTAAGGGGCTGCACCCGTACCAGGCGCTGAACCGCATTTTCGTGCTCGCGTTCTCAAATGAGCGCGTGCCATTGTCGCTGGCCGGTGATGACCGCCGATGGTTCGTGACGTACTCCGACGCGCCGAGGATGACCGAGGCCGAGGCCACGGCCGTTTGGAATTGGTACAAGGCGGGCGGGCTGGCCGTGGCCGCAGGGTGGCTATACGAGCGCGACGTAAGTCGATTCAATCCGGGCGCCGCGCCGCCGTTGACCGAAGCGAAGATCATCATGATCGAGCAGGGGCGCAGTACCGCCGAGTCGTATCTGGTCGAGATGATCGAGCGCCGCCTGGGTGAGTTTTCCGCAGGCGTCATCGCGTCGCCGTTCTACGCGCTCTGCGACCGCCTGCAGGGTGGCGCGCCGATGGGTACTAGGGTAGTACAGCAGGCGCTACTACACGCGCTCAAAGAAGCGGGCTGGATAGACATGGGGCGGCTTATGTCGAGGGAATTCAGCACGCGCAAGCATGTATTTGCTGCGCCTGACTTGGCCGATACCGTGTCGAAATCCGAACTGCGTCGCATGGTAGAGGAAGCGCCGCCGCCCGCCGCCGTGCGCTTGGTGAAATAAAAAAGACCCGGCGCAAGGCCGGGCCAAAAGTGGCACTGATCGCCGGGGGGAGCACCCGGCGTCACAATCCTAGCAGGATTGCGAAAAGTGCCGCAAGAAACAATCCTATGAGCGCCGCCATCAATCGCCGCCCGATAGATAATCGGCCGCTTCCGCTTCCAGGCGCTTAATTGTCGACTCGCTCAGATAGTCGGCAATGTCGGCCGGACTGTCGCCAACGTGCGCATGGACAATCCAAGCGGTGGCCTGTAGACCGACAGATGCGTCCGCCGGTTCGAAGTCTACCCAAAGCCGGAAAAGCACGTCATCGAGCAGAATTTCCACGCGCTCAAGATAATGCGGATAGGTGCGCAGGTTTGATCCGGCCACGGCGGCCGCGTCGGTGCGTGCGTTATTCATCATTCTGTCACCTCGAATAGTGGGATAGTGGAATCATACTGAGCGGCCGTTTCGGCGCTGGCGCCGTGATAATCGAGCGCCTGCAGACAATTCAGATTATCGAACCGGCGTATATAGTCCGCCGTCGACGTGATACCGGCCGTGTATACCGGAAATTTGCGTATATCTTTCGGTTTCTTTGGTTTCCAAGGTTTGCGTGCGAGCTTAGCTAATTCGAGCGGATCGCGGTCGAATTTCACGCGATACGTGGTGCCATCGATGTTTATTGTTTGCATAATGTTAACCCTCCAAGAGTAATTTTTTCAAAAACGGTATTGCATAACCTGTCAGATTCGACAGCTCGCGCAGTGTCATGTTCGGGTTTTGATCAAAAATTCGCTTGATATCGTCAAGCGACAGACCATTAATTGAGCGCTTTAGTGTGTATGCCATTGTGTTATCCCTCCAGGTTAGATAGTGCAACAGCCGCAGCACGGCGCGTCGATACACCGGCCGCGTGCGTTTTGATAATAGGTTTTCGGGCCGCGCTCGCTGAATAGTGTTATCGCGTCGACCTTAGTCACGCGCCGATCAAGTAGCACGGCGCGGCCCTTAGACCATTGGATTATGTCGCCTGGCAATATGCGCGCGCCTGTCGACGCGCACATGCCAGGGTATCGTGCTGTTATCGTTTTCATATTAGGCCGCCTTTTTCAGAAAAAATACTTTTTCCGCTTTTTTGGCGCTCGCGCCGTGAGCCAAAAAACCGACAATTGTCGGCCGATCGGCGCGCGCGCAGAGCTGACAGTCTGCGCAGCTCACGTCGTCGCGCAGCTGCGCAGGGCATGTAATGACGACGCGGCCGGCCGGCGTGCGGTTTTTAGCGCCGGCGTCGGCCGGTAGAATTGTGACAACAGGGCCGGCGCCGGTATCGGCCAACGCGTCGGCGTGCGATAAATCATTGGCCGACAGGTTGACAGTAAAGCCGGCCGCGTTGGCCGCTTTAATCTGCGCGAGGTTGTCGACTGTCGCCGGCTTGTGAGTGTACGTAAAGCCGCGCCGGCCCGCGTTGGCCGCAACAAGCATTTCCATTGCGAGCGGATTGATTGTGTTATCTAAGCCGGGTAAATCGCCGGCTTGATTGTGGCGCCACAATTGGCCGGCCGGTAGATTCGCGATCGCGTCGCAAAATTCAGCCCATGCCATGCCGCGATCGCCGGCCGTGACAGCGCGCCAGTGCAACGCGAGCGGGCCGCCGTCGGCGTAGCAACCGGCCGATTTAAGCGGGCATGCCGACGGGCATGATAGGGCCGACGTCGTCGATACTGGTATCGGGCCGGTTTTTGCGTTGGCCGATTTGAGTGTTAAGTGTACGGTTTTCATTTTTATAGGCTCCACAAATAATTATTAGAATGACATTACAAAAACAAGCATTACATACAGCCAAGCGCCGATGAACAGCGCCGCGATTACTTCGAGAATTTTATTCAGCATGGCTAACCTCTTTTGCGCAAAGCCAGTACATTGTCCAATTGTCACGATCAGCCCAATAGGCCAATTCGTCCGGATCGGACACAATGCGTCCGACGATTTGCAAGATTGCGTCGTTATGCGCCGCATCTTCGGCGCGTGAGAATTGATAGTTGATCCAACGATCAAAGAAGGCCATGTATTCAGCGAAAGTAATCATTTTTAGCTCCCTTGCTTAAAATTTAATCAGTTAACGTGTAAATCATTGTGCTGCAGATACCTTTATACGCGAAAAAATAAAAAGTGTAAAGGATTATTTTACATTAGTTTGCGTTACTAACTTTGCATTAATTTGTAACGGAATTTAGCTGATTTTTAGTCATGAAAATGCGCGTGATGACTAACGTGAGAATCAAGGCGGCTAGCGGCTTTTTGCTTTTTGTTAGTCATGTTAGTCATTTTTTAGGTTGAACCTAAGTAACTTTTATTTTGATATCTATATGGCAATAATGCCAGGCCATGACGCGCGCATACCTGCGCGCGCTGCGATTTTATTTCCATGACTACATGACTAACATGACTAACATAGTATTTTGACAAGAAAAAAGTTATCCACAGATTTGTGTACAAAAAGGCAACAGAAAAAGAGCCCTCGGCCCTTGCTTCGTGTTAGTCAACTACATGGCTAACAGATGTTAGTGAGTACTCACTAACTTGCCAGGCTGACAACTGTAAGTTAGTACTCACTAACTTGCCAAGCTGACAACTGTTAGTAAGCGCTCACTAACATGTTAGTAAGTGCTCACTAACCTGGCAGCTTGAAGTTAGTGCTCACTAACTTTGAGGGAGGGGGGTGTGGGCCCGCGCCTGGCCGGTCACGTC